CGCGCAATACAGCTCGGTGCGGTTGCAGGTCGACAGGATCGCCGCCTCGCGCACCTCGCGGCCATGCGTCAGTTCGACCAGCGCCTGCGGCAGTCGCAGCGGGTCGAACGCCACCTGTTCGCGCACGGCAAGCGGCGCGGTATGGTGGTTGAGGCCTAGGGCATATAGCTGCATGGGGGGCGGCTGCGTCGGAATTTTCCAAGGAAATTATAGCATTAGGCCCCTGGAACAAAGGACTGACGCAGATCAACGATCAGGGAAAAGAAACGGCCCGCAAAGCTGCGGGCCGTCTTGATGAATTTGGTGGCCAAGTGTGGGGGGACGGTTCATTTGGCACTAGCGGGTTGAGCCGGGACAAAGCGGGAAGATTCAATGTCGGCGCGGAGTTACGTGCGATCCGAGAGCGGCCAGCGATTTGGCACTTACCGCTCGATTCTGCGCGCGAACCGCGCAATTTTGCGCTTCATTTGGCACTGATTGAGCGGCGTTCGAATTCGCATGGTTGTAACGATGCGAACTCGGACGATCAAAGCCTGCGACCGACCCAGACGACGCGGCCGATGATGGCGATATCGTCGCCCTGCAGGTCGGGCACGGCAACGTCGAAAGGTGCGAAGGCCGGGTTGTCGCTGGTGACGCGAACTCGGCCACCAGGTAGGGCCTGCAGGCGCTTTACCAGCAGCATGTTGTTCATGCGCATGATATAGACGCCCTCCCTGTCAGGGCGCGTGGCGCGGCGATCTACCAGGATTGCGTCACCGGATCGCAGCGTCGGCTCCATCGAATCGCCAGCGACGCGGATGAGGTAGAGATCCTGCGGCCGCGCGCCCAGCTCGAAGCGAACCCACTCCTCTTGGAACATGAGCGCGTCGTCTGACACCTCGTGGGCCACGATGGCTCCTGCGCCGGCTGCAGCCCGCACACCGTTATAGAGAGGAATGGCCACATATCCCGCGCGAGGTTCCACTACGCGATGCGATGACGGCTTGTGTTCTCCGCTGAATCCAGCCATCGCCTTCAAGGCTTGATTGACCGGCGGCTCACCTTCTCCGCTCTCCCACCACTCGACGGGAATGCCCGTAGCGGCCACCAGCTTCCCCAGTGACTTCTTATAGGGGGCAAGCCCTTTGTTCAGCCACCCCTCGACCGTAGAAGGCGACAAGCCACGCACTTGCGCCCAAGGCGTGTAGTCCTCGTCACCGATAACTTGACGTAGGCGATCGGCAAAAGTTTTCATCATTCGAATTCGACTCTCTAATTCGAATGCTGAGCATTCGAATTCATTACAGCACAAACATATTTATTAACAATGACTTATTGATTTTCACTAAAAACCGAATTCGAATGTATTGACAATCGAATTCGGTTTGCCCAAAATCGGCCCCGATGTCTAAACGGAGCCGTTGAATGGACACCCCAAAAAAACCAGCCCAAACGGACTGGCACAAAGCCGACATAGTTGCCGCTTTGTGGAAGATCGGCACCAGCCTGCAGCGCCTGGCGCGCACCAACGGCTACGCCCACGGCAGCATCAATTTCGCGCTTCATAGGCCCTGGCCAAAGGCCGAGCGAATTATTGCCGGCGCCCTCGGCCTGCAGCCACAGAACATCTGGCCATCGCGCTACAACGAGGACGGCACCCCAAGGAGCGGGCGCGGCGACCGCGCTATCGGACGCCACAAGTCGAAGCATAGCGCAGCCGTGACAGGTCGGAACGTCAAACTGCGCAGGGCGGCCTGACATGAACCGCCCACGCGACATCCTCACCGCCAGCCTGTTCGATGCCGAACCGCAGCGCCCCGGTACGCTTGGCTGCCGTATCGAGATCGCCGCCACCATGTCCGAGGCGCTTGAGCGGGTCCGCAAGAACGGGTTTTCGCGCGATCAGGTTGCCAGCCGCATGGCCTGGAACCTGGGCGAGAAATTCTCCGTCGCCACGCTCAACGGCTACACCGCCCCGTCGCACCCCGAGCGCGATATCAGCCTCGTCCGCGCGATGGCCTTCGATGCCGCAATCGGCGAGGACGCGCTCCTCGGCCTCTATGCCCACAAGAGGGGAGCGCGCCGCGTCATCACCGCCGACGAAGCCGCCTACATCGAACTCGGCCGCATTCATCAGGAAGAGAAGGATCTCGCCGAGCGCAAGCGCGCCCTGCAGGTGATCCTGAAATCCAAGGGGGCGCGGGCATGAGCAGGATGCATTTTTCGGCCGCCGAGCTGGCGGACATGAAGCTCCCCGGCCTGCCCGCATCAGAGCAGAACATGCGCACGCGGGCGGAGCGCGAAGGCTGGGCCTTCGTCGAGGTCGCGGCGCGCGGGAAGAATGGCACCCGCCGCGAATATCAGGCCACCAGCCTGCCCAACGAAGCCCGCCAGGCCCTCATATCCAAGCTCCTCCACAACGATGTCTCCTCCTCTGCCGGCGCGCACTCCCTGACGCCGGCGGTGGCGCTTGCGCCGGGCTTGAGCCGGTCTGACGCGGGCTTTTCCGGCGGCGGGGTTCCCTCCCTTTCCCCGTCCGCCGGCCTTTCTATTCCCGCCCCTGGCGCGCTGAAGGACTGGCAGCGCGAGGTGGCCACCGCGCGCAACTCCCTGCTGGCCGAAGTGCGGCGCATCGGCGCATCCGTCGGCACCGAGAGCGCGATCCAGACGCTGGTGCGCCTGGCCTCGGAGGGCGGCCTGCCCGAGCACCTGCAGCGGCTGGTGCCAATCGCCAACAGCAAGGCCGGCAAGGACGGCAAACGCACCCTGTCGCGCCGCTCGCTCTACCGCTGGTTGGGCGACGCCAAGGCCGGCTTCGCCGCGCTCGCCCCGCGCGACGCCGAGAAACTCATCATCCCGGCCTGGGCGCCAGCCCTCATGAAGCTTCGCGCCCGCCCGCAGGGCGTCAGCCTCGCCTGGTGCCTGGAGAAATGGGCCGAGGAAGCGCCCGCCGGCATCGCGCCGCCCAGTTATTCCGCCGCGCGCCGTTTCATCGACAAGCTCGGCAACGTCGAGCGCGAACGCGGCCGGCGTCTGCCGCGCGAGCTGAAGGCCCTTCGGCCCTTCGTGCGCCGCTCGACCGACCACATGAATCCCGGCGACTGCTACACCGCAGACGGTCACACTCTCGACTCCGAGACCGCCCATCCGGCGCACGGCAAGGCCTTCCGTCCTGAAATGACGCCGGTGCTCGATGTCGCCACGCGCAAGTGCGTCGGCTGGTCGGCCGGGCTGGCCGAATCCACCTGGGCGGTGATGGACGCCATGCGTTACGCCGTCGAGACCTGCGGCATCCCGGCGCTGTTTTACGTCGACAACGGCTCCGGCTACAAGAACGCCTGTCAGTCGCAGGAAGTGATCGGCTTCGCCGATCGCGTCGGCTACGAGATCACCCACTCGCTGCCCTACAACTCCCAGGCGCGCGGCATCATCGAGCGCGCCCACCAGACCATCTGGGTGCGTGCCGCCAAGGAGCTGCCCACCTACATGGGCGCGGCGATGGATCGCGAGGCCAGACAGAAGGTTTTCAAGCTCACCCGCGCCCACATCAAGGCCGCCGGCGCATCGCCGCTCCTCATGCCCTGGGCCGACTTCCTGCGCTGGTGCCAGGAGAAGGTCGACGCCTACAACGCCCGCCCGCACCGCTCCCTCCCGAAGATCCGCGACGCCGCCACCGGCAAGCTGCGCCACATGTCGCCGAACGACGCCTGGGACGCAGCCATTGCCGGCGGCTGGTCGCCCGTGCTGCCCACCACCGTCGAGCGCGACGATCTCTTCCGCCCCTACCAGCTCGCCAAGGTCATTCGCGGCGAAGTGCGCCTCTTCAACAACCTGTATTTCAGCGGCGCGCTGGAAGAGCACCACGGCGACCAGGTGCAGGTCGGCTACGACATCCACGACGCCAGCCGCGTCTGGGTGCGCGACCTCGAAGGCCGGCTCATTTGCACCGCCGAATTCGAGGCCAACAAGCGCGCCTACTTCCCGCAGAGCGTCATCGACCGCGCCGCCGAGAAGCGCGCCCAGGCCCGTGAGAGAAGGCTGGAGGTGCACCTGCAGGAAGTCCGCGACGAACTGGCCGCGCCGGCCCTGCTGGAACATCAACCGACGATATCGGTGCCTTTTGGAGGCCTCGCCGCCCTCGACCGCGCCGAGCGCAGGCAACAGGAAAAGTCGGACATCGCTGCCGTCAAGAACGACCTTGAGGCGGCCGGCGTCACGGTCATGCCGGGCATCGAAGTGCGCCCCCTGTTCAGAACAGACCCCGACCGGTATCGCTGGCTCGTGCGGCATCCCCAGCTCTGGGATGCCCAGGACGCCGAATGGCTGCTCAGCTATGTGCACGGCGACGAGTACGCGGACCTGCTGATCAGATTCGAGCATGACGGCCTCGCCTGGACAGATCAGGACAAGGGCAGGGCGTGGGACTTGATCGAGGATTTTGAAGCGGCTGCAGGAGTGTGACAGCACCCCCGCAGCCTTTGACGCAACACATGCAAATAGGAGTGTATCGGTGAAAAAAGTTTTCGTCAAAACGGGCAACTACGAGAGGTTCCAGTCGGCCATCCGCGCCGTCGAGGCGCGCGGCGCGCCGGAGGCCGGCTGGCTGCTGGTCGCCGGCGACCCGGCGCGCGGCAAGAGCACCATCGTCGACAAGTGGGCCGCGCAGACCGGCGCGATCTACCTGCGCGGCAAGGAGCAATGGACGCCGAGCTTCTTCCTGGCGGAACTCGCCGGCCAGCTCAAGATCGACGACTCGCAGCGCGGCAAGCAGCGCTTCCAGAGCGTCATCACCCGCATCGGCGCCGAGCAGACCCCCGTCGTCATCGACGAGGTGCAGCACGCCATGCGCGACAACGCCGCCGTGCTGGAGGTGCTGCGTGACATCACCGACCTCACCGAGACCGTCGCCATCCTGGTCGCCGGCGTCGACGACGTGATGCGCCGACTGGCGCGGCCATCGCTCAAGCAGATCGCCAGCCGCATCGCCCAGGTGGTCGAGTTCGCGCCGAACGACCCGGAGGACACCGCCCTGGTGTGCCACCAGCTCGCCGACGTGGAGATCGCCGCCGACCTGGTGGCCGAAGTGCACCGCCAGGCGAAGGGCCTCATGCGGCCGATCTGCAACGCCATCGCCACCATCGAGGCGCACGCCGGCCGCAACAAGCTGCCGAAGGTCAAGCTCGCCGACCTCGCCGGCCAGGAGCTCTGCCACGACTGGCAGAGCCGCCGCCCGCAGCTCGTGCGTGCGGCGCCGGGAGGGCGGTGAGATGAACAATTGCCAACAATGCCCGGCGGGCAGCCTGAATCAGGAAGACATTGATGCTTTATCTCTCGATTCGGGGCGCTTTCGCTGGCTGAGTGAAAACCACACCGACCCGGAAACGCGAGGGTGGCGAGACGCCATCCTGACCTGCATGAAGTCGATGCCGTACAGCGATGTCTGCCGGGCAATCGGCACCGCCATCGGCGAAGAAGAAGATCGCAAGGCCATTCAGGCCAGTGCGGCGAAGGAGGCCCGTTAAATGGCCTGGACCGCCGAGCAGCTCTTAACGGCCGTAGGCCAGGCCGCGCCGCGCGAGTGCATCACCGAGGCGCGCATGGCCGAGATCACCGGCCTCACGCCCCCGCAGGTCGAGCACGCCGCCCTCAAGCTGCGCAAGCACGGCTTCCTCACCAAGACCGGGCAGGGCTGCCACAAGCTCACCGCCGCCGGCCGCGCCGCGATCGCCGCCGGCCGCAAAATCCGCTCCGGCCCGAACGGCCCCGAGACCGGCCACCGCCGGCGCGATCGCGGCCTGCGCCAGCGTGTCTGGAACGCCCTGCGCAGCGGCAAGAAGCTCACCGTCGACGACCTCATCATGCGCGTCGCCGAGGGCGGCGAGCGCGATCCGCGCAGCAACGTCCGCAAATACCTGGTCGCCCTGGCGCGCGCCGGCTACGTGCGGCAGATGCCCGTGCGCGAGCCCGGCCTCAACCCGAGCAGCAACGGCTGCGTGCGCTGGTGGCTGGTGAAGGACACCGGCCCCATCGCCCCGGTCTGGCGCCAGCGTCACGGCGCCCTCTACGACGGCAACAGCGAGGAGCAGATGCCGCTCGCCGCCGACATATACCGTGCGCCGAAGCAGCGCCCGCAGGAGGCCACATGTCGGTGACCGATATCCCTGAGTGGCGCGTGCTGCTGGAGCGCGCCGTGGCTGCCACCAGCAAGCAGGCGGTGGCCGATCGGCTGGACGTTTCCCGCACGGCCGTGTCGCAGATTTGCTCGGACACCTACCCGGCGCGCACCGACAAGTTCGCCGTCAAAGTCATGGCCGTTTTCGGCCGCGTCGAGTGTCCCTATCTCGGCGTCGAAATCACCCGCGCGCAGTGCCGCGAGTTCCACGGCTGCCGCGCCCCCACCAGCAGCCCGCGCGAGATGCGCCACTGGCGCGCCTGCCAGGGCTGTGAGATCGGTGCCCGCCTGAAAGGAGCCACGTCATGAAATCGAAACACCTGCGCATCACGCCAACACTCATCGAGCGCTTGCGCCTGGCCGTCGGAATGCGCTGGCGCGCCATACGTCCGGGCCTGAAGGAACTTGCTCCCGCCATGCAGGGCATCGGCCTCGCCGCCGGCCTCATCGTGCTCTTCGGCATCGTCGGCCGGCTCGACTACGAGGCCGAGCGCGCCGCCGAACTGGAGGCGAAGGCGGACAGCCTCGCCTACCGCGCGGCCCTGGCCGACGACCTGGCGGAACGGCTGCGGCTCGCCCGCACCGACATCGAGTACTACGAGGACTGGGTCACCGCCTGCATTCGCGGCGACCGCGAGTGGGTGCTCGACGGCAAGCGTTGGGAGTGCAAGGCGAAGCCCGTCGGCCCCTACATCCAGAAGGAGAACTGAGATGAGCGACTACACTCCGCGTCCGGGCAGCGCCGCCGAGCATGCCCTCGACTTTATCCGCAAGAACGGCGGCAGCGCGCGCAGCAAGGAGATCGCCGCTGAGATCGGCATCGAGGCGAAGAATGTCTGCGGCTCGCTCGCCGCCGCCGTTGAAAATGGCGTGCTCGTCGTCTGCGATGTCGTCACGCCGGGCGGAACGCCGCAGAAGGAATACCGCCTCTCGGGTGGCGGCAAGCCGATGACGTGGCGCGAGCCGAAGCCGGCGCGCGCCGCCACCTCCGCAACGGATAAGCCGGCCCAGGAAGCAGCCAAACCCGCCCGCAAGCCGCGCAAACCCGCGAAGCCTGCCAAGCCCCACCCGCGCGGCACGAGCCGCACCAAGGCCACCGGACGGCTGCTGCGCGCCGCCGCGAAAGGGCGGCAGAAAACCGCAAAAACCCTGCCCGTCGTCGAGGTGCCGTGGAAAGCGGAGCACCCCAAGGATGCTTCCTGCGGGGCGCAGCCCGGCTGCGACTTCCGCTGCGGCGTTTTCAGCGACGGCTCCCTGGTGCTGCGGTTGCGCGACGGCAGCCTGGCCGAGCTGCCGCCCGACGACACGCGCGCGCTGCTCGACTACCTCGATCGCTCGCTGCTGCGGGAAGCCGCGTGAGCCGCGCCCTCGAAACCTTTACCGTCGCCCACGCCGGCATCCGCCTGCGCGTGCGGCTGCTGCCCACCGATCGGGACGTCGACCGTGAATACCGTGGCGGTCGGCCCCGACGCGACGGGCTCTACATCCACGCCTACTTCGCGCCGACGAAAAGTCAGTCCGCGCGACACGGCGGCACCATCGCGCTGGCCGGCAACGGCCGGCTCACCGAACTGGTGCCGCACGAGGTGACGCACGCCGTCCTGCACAAGCTGGGGGGGGGCGACGAGGAGCCGATCGCCACCGCCGTCGGCATCCTCACCGCCCGCATCCTCGGCCGGCTTGAGCGCTTGGGGTACGCCATATGAACCTGCCCTCCATAGCCGACCAGGTCATCGACGCCAATCTGGCAATGCGCCGCGAGCAGCGGCTCGCCGCCCAGCGCTGGCGCCGGGAGCGGCCCGGCGGCATCCCCGTGCGCCAGCGCATCCTGCTGGCCCTTGGTGACGGTTGCGAGCACAGCCTGGCCGAGATCCTCGAACGCGCCCCCGGCTGCCATCCCGGCAAGGTCAGCAGCCTGATCTCGTACATGGTCGCGCAAGGCCGCATCGAGCGCAGCGGCCGGCGCAACCTCTACCGCTATCGCCTCGCCTGAGAAAGGAGCCGCCATGCTCTGCCACAAGATGCAACTGCAAACCCTGCTCGCGCGCCACATCGGGCGCGGCAACGGCATCACCGCCCAAGCCGTCGCCGACCTTATCGACGTACCGCCGCGCCAGGTGCGCCACCTCGTCACCGAGCTGCGCCTGGACGGCATCGCCGTCTGCGGCACGCCGAAGGACGGCTACTACATCGCCGCCACCGGCGCAGAGCTGGAAGCCACCTGCCAGTTCCTGCGCGCCCGCGCCATGCACAGCCTGGTGCTCGAATCGCGCCTGCGCAACGTCCCGCTGCCCGACCTCATCGGGCAGATGAAGCTGCCCACCTGAAGGAGAACCCATGCAAGCCCTCGTCACCCTCGAAGACATCCGCGCCGCCGCGCAGCGCCTGGCCAACGCCCACAACGACACCGCCTTCACCGCCGCCCTGTTGAACGCCGAGATCAAGGCCGCCATCGCGCCGATCCTCGAACGCTACAAGGCCACCATCGACGGCTACGCCGTAGCCGAGGCCGAGGCGCGCGCCCGGCTCGATGCCCTGCTCATGGACGCGCCGCAGCTCTTCAAGAAGCCGCGCAGCCTCAGCGTCGACGGCGTGCGCTGCGGCTACATGAAGGCCGCGGACACATTCGACTGGGACGACGACGAGGCCGTCATCGCCCGCATCAAGGCCTTGTTCCCCGAGCTGGCGCCGCTCCTCATCCGCCAGAAGGAGAGCCTGATCATCGACGCCGTGCCGGGCCTTGAGCAGAAGCAACGCGTCGCGCTGGGTATCCGCACCATCACCGGCGTCGACGCCCACTTCATCACCATTGGCGACAACGACGCCGAGAAGCTCACCCGCATCGTCATCGCCTCCGCCGCCGACCGCCAGGGCGAGGACGAAGCGCCGAAGGCGAAGAAGGGCAAGGCGAAGCGGGCGGCGGCAGCCGAAGGGGCGCGGTCGTGAAAACCGAGCGCGATTTCACGGAAGTGAGCCTGAAGGCGAACGCCTCCGGCTCCTGGATGAACGTCCTCACCTGCAAGAGCGAAGACTGCGACGCCGTCAAGCGCGCCTGCGAGACGCTGGTGAAGGCCGCACGCTCCCAGCTCAAGTTCAAGCTGCTCGATGCCGCCGGCGGCGAACTGGAGCACCTGGATGGACGGCTGGACGGATGGCAGGAGGCGCGCAAATGACCGTCACCCTACTCAGATTCGACCTGGTCGCCCACCTGCACCGCCAACGCGAATTTTCCGCGCGCACCTTCGGCCCCGGCGCGCGCACGGCCGGCGTGCTCGACCACATCCGCAAGGAGTTGATGGAGATCGAGGTCAAGCCGGGCGACCTGACCGAGTGGATCGACGTGGTCCTGCTGGCCCTCGACGGCGCATGGCGCGCCGGACACAGCCCGGAAGATATCGCCCTGGCCCTCGTCGAGAAGCTGCACCGGAACGAGACGCGCAAATGGCCCGACTGGCGCACCGCCGAGCCGGGCAAGGCGATCGAGCACGTCCGCGAGGATGCGGCATGAAGCGCATCTACATCAGCGGCCCGATGTCCGGCATGCCGGAGCACAACTTCCCCGCCTTCAACGCCGAGGCCGCGCGCCTGCGCGCCCTTGGTTACGACGTGGTGAACCCGGTCGACATCAACCCTGATCCCGGCGTCACCTGGGACCAGTGCCTGCGCAACGACCTTCAGGCGCTGCTCACCTGCGACACCCTGGCGCTCCTCGACGGCTGGATGATCTCGCAGGGCGCGCACCTGGAGCTGCACGTCGCCCACCGCATCGGCATGCGCATCGTCGAGGCCAGGCAGATCACGGCAGGAGGCCAGTCATGAAGATCGCGGAAATCGAGATCGGGAAAACCTACACCTACTGGCCGCCGCAGGGCGCCGAGGACAACCTGCACTTCCCGGTCGAAGTGGTCGAGATCGGCAAGCTGGTCAAGGTGCGCATCCGGCGTGTCGAGGGCGAGTGCCTGCGCAGCGTATCCGCGCGCCGCCTCACCATGAATGGCGAGCTGCACCTGGAATCGAGGGGGGGGGGGGGTTGCAGACTCGCCCGAAGAGCGGGCTGGCGGCCCCGTAAAAGGCATTGAGCTGACATGAGCACCACCAAGGATCAATGGGCGGAAATCGAGCAGCAGCTCTCCGGTTTTTTCGGACGGGTGGAGCTGCTTTGCGATGGGTACAAGATCAACGCCGAGGTCAAAAGCATCGCGCCCATGCGCCAAGGGATCGTCGTCTACGTCAATGGATATGTGCGTGGAGAGTGGATGAAGGGCGAAGCCGAGGAGGCGCGAAAATTCCACAGGGAGATGAAGCGTTTTCTCTACTCGGCCAAACAGCGGGAAAAGCTCAAGACCGATGCGAAGAATCGCTGCCTGACGGCGGATTGGCGCAAGCGGTTTCGGGACATGGCGACGGCGTCGGTGTCGACATGGGCGCCGTACTGGACCAACGCCAAGGCATTCACCCGCCACCTGCGCAAGACCTGCACCGACATTTCCGTCGTGAAGATCGGCTACTGATCATGCCCATGAAACCCGCCCCTGACCTCCGCAAGCGCGAGCTGGCCGCGATCCACATCGCGCGCGGCCAGCTCGGCATGGACGAGGCCACCTACCGCGACATGCTGTGGGCCGTCGCCCGCGTGCGCTCGGCGGCGGATCTCGACTGGGCGGGCAGGAAGCGCGTGCTCGACCACTTGGCCGGCTGCGGCGCGCGCATCGGCGGCAAGCGCCCGGAGAGACCAAACGAATGGAGCTTCGTCGACGCCCGTCCCGAGCACGAGCGCAAGCAGTGGCGATACCTCATCGTGCTCTGCCGCGATGCCGGCATTGCGCGCGGCAAGCAGCGCGCCTACGCCGAGGGCATCGCGCGGAGCATGGCTGGCCTCGGGCAGGAGATCAAAAAGCCCGCGCCGCTGTGGAGTGGCGCCGATCTCGCCAACGTCGTCCAGGCGATGGTCTACCGGGTCGAGCGCATCCGGCGGCGGGAGGGGCGGGCGTGAGCGGCCACGCCATGATCGCCTTCGTCTTCCTCGTCGGCGCCGGCTTCGGCGCGGTGGTCGCCTGGGCGTGGTTCGAGAGAACCGCCCGGCCGCGCGATGTGCGAATCATCATCGATCAGGACATGGCGCGCAGGATCGACCAGGGGCTCGTCCTTGGCTGGCTCGATTCGCGCGGCCTCACCTGGATGCCGAAAGGCATGGAGACGGTCGTGAAGGGGAAAACGCGATGATGCAGCCGCTCACCCCCGAGGACATCGCGACGGTCGGCCACCTGCTGCCCGGCACCGCGCACGATCTCATCAAGCGCCTTGGCATCAAGCCAGCGTTGGCGCTGCTCAATGCCTGGCCGGGCGTGCAGTTCCAAATGCCGCGCCGGCCGGACGCCAACGTCGCCGGCGCGAAGAAATGGCAGATCATCGTGGGTATCATTGGCATCGAAGCGACTGAGCAGCTCGCCGCCTGGGCCGGCGGCGACGTGATCGAAGTGCCGATGTGCCGCGCAGCGCGCGACGAGCTGCGCCACCGCGCCATGCGCGCCGAGTTCGACCAACTCACGCTGGATGACGGCTGCAGCAAGACGCAGGCCGTGCAGATCCTCGGCCTGAAGTATGGATTGGTCTACCGCCAGGTGGAGAAGGTCGTCGATAGGCCGGACGCCGCGCCGGCGTCGACGCAGGAATGTCTGTTTTGATATAGTCGCAATTTGGCCAGGCCGCCCGGCTCGGCAAGATGTAACCCCCGAGCCGCTTCCCCCTGCAACCACGGCTGCGCGCGCGCGAAACTGGCGCGCATGCCTGGCGCCGCCGCAAAATCCCCACCGGCCCCCCTTTTGCAAAGGGGGGAGATCGCACCTGCGAACGGCCGGCGCGTCGATCTCATCGTCGTTCATTGTTCGGCCACGCCGAACGGCCGCTGGGTGTCCACGCTCGACATTGACCACTGGCACGCGCTGCGCGGTTTCAAGCGCCAGGGCGAGTGGCGCGCCCGGCAGAATTCCCAGCTCGGCAGCATCGGCTACCACTTCGTCATCTACACGAATGGCGCCATCGCCACCGGCCGCCATCTTGTCGAGATCGGCGCTCACGTCGCCGGTCATAACCGCCGCTCCGTCGGCATCTGCGTCGTCGGCACCGACAAGTTTTCCCGGGCGCAATGGAGCGCGCTCGCCGCGCTGGTCGAGCGCCTGAAAAAGGAATTCCCCGGCGCTCGCGTCGCCGGCCACCGCGACCTCTCGCCGGACGTCGACGGCGACGGCACGGTCGAGCCCCATGAGTGGCTCAAGACCTGTCCCGGATTCAACGTGGCCGCGTGGCTGCGCGCCGACATGCTGCCGCGCCCAGGCTGCATTCTGGAGGATGCCGAATGAAGCAGCCGACCATCCACCTCATCCACGGCATCCACGTCGAGGAACGCGGCGGCAGCCCGCGCCTGCTGGCGCCCTATCTGGAAGCGGCCGGCTTCAACGTCAGAGTCCGCAGTTATGGCACACTCAAATGGTGGCAGGCGCGCTGGACGAACGAGAAGCTCGCCGCCTGCTTCGCCGACTCCGTCGCGCCCGGCGACATTCTCATGGGGCATTCCAACGGCGTGGCGGTGGCGGCGCTGATCTGCGATTTCGGCGTGCCGGCGGGCGGCGTGGTGGCGATCCAGGGCGCGCTCGATGCCGACCGCCCGTGGGCGCCGCAAGTGCCGTGGGTGGATGTCATCGCCAACCGCGACGACGGCGTGCTCACGGTCTCCACGCTGCTCTTCGGCCACATGTGGGGCGCCCTCGGCCGCGACGGCTACAACGGCCCGGATGATCCGCGCATCACGAACATTTTCACCGATGAGCGACACCCGGAAGGATTGCCCGAGGCGCGCGGGCACCTGGAAATCCTCACCCCGGAAAAGCTCGAAGCCTACGGGCCGTGGATCGCCGACCGCATTCGCGGCCACGTGGATGCCGCTCGGTCATGACGGACATCTACGACCGCGCCACCGAGCACGAAGAGCAGATGCGCGAGGACGCGTTAAGCGCCCAGGCACGCCGCGCCGGATTAACGGGCAAGACCTGGCGCGACTCGGCCGACGAGTGCCGCCTGTGCGGCGCCGGCATCCCGATGAAGCGCCGCCGCGCGATGCCCGGCGTGCAGACCTGCATTGAATGTCAAACCGAACTGGAGATGGCCGCGCGCCACGGATAGGAAAAGCATGGACCTCGAAGTCATCAAGACCTGGCTCACTGTCATCAACATGATCGGCACCTTCGGCATCGGCGTCTGGCTCTATATGGAGAAGCGCAGCGACAAAACGAATGCGCGCATCGACCAGGTGGAGACGACGCTCGGCACGCAGGGGAAACAGCTTGCTCATCTCGAAGCCAAGGCCGACGGCGCGCCGACTCACAACGATCTCGGTGATCTGCATGACCGCGTCACGGCAGTAGCCAACGCCATGAACTCTCTGGCCGGTGAGTTCGCCGGAGTCAAAAACGTGCTCAACCTCATTCATCAACATTTGCTCAATGGGGGTAAGTCGTGAGCTACGCGCAGTCCGTCGAAGCCGCGCGCCGGCTGACCATCCTGCTCGCTCTGTATTTCGCGCCGGGCTACACGATGGCTCGCGCCGCGCTGCGCGCCCAGGTCGAGCTGACCGGCTACATCGTCAGCGCCGACCGCCTGGCGACGGATCTCGCCTGGCTGGCCGAGCAGGGTCTGGTCGAGCCGCTGGAGATGGACGCCGTGCGCCTCACCGAGCGCGGCGCCGACGTGGCGCTGGGCAAGACGCAGACCCCCGGCGTGCGCCGGCCGGGGCCGGACGAGATCACCAATTAATCGCGGGAGGCTCATGGACAACCAGCACAAGCACATCAAAGGTTATCGCGACCTGACACCGGAGGAAATCGCGGTAATGAACGAGATCAAGGCCAAGGCCGTCGAGGTCGGCGCGCTCATCGAGATGCTCGAACTGGCGGCGAAGGAACGCGGCCAGTTCGACGGTCGGTGGATCGCCATCGGCAAGACCGACCTGCAAAAGGGTTTTATGGCTCTGGTGCGCGCGGTTGCGCGCCCCGAGGGCTTCTAGCGTCATGGCCCACGGCGAAGACATCCGCCGCGCCGTGCGCGCGGCTTTCATCTTCCAGCAGCTCGGCCTGGAAGTGGCCGCGCTGAAATCCGGCGTGCCGATCGCCACCGCAAAGCGCTGGAAGCGCGATGCGCTCGCCGCAGGCGACGATTGGGAAAAGGCGCGCGCCGCGCAGATGATCGCCGGCGGCGGCATCGAGGACGTGGTGCGGCAAACCCTTGCCGTGGTGGTGCAGCAAGTGCAGGCCACCGTCGAAACAATCCAGGCATCGCCAGACATGCCGCCGGCCGAGAAGGTCAAGGCGCTCTCCAGCCTGGCCGACGCCTACAACAAGCTGATGGCCGCCAGCCGCCGGCTGATGCCGGAGACGGATCGGCTGGCGGTGGGCATGGACGTGATGAGGCGCCTGGGCGAGTTCATCCGGGCGCAGCATCCGCGCCACGGCGCCGCCTTCGCCGAGGTGCTGGAGCCGTTCGCCGACGAACTGGCGCGCGCGTATGGCAGCCAGCAGTAAGACCTCCCGCCGCGCCTTCCTCGAAGAAGTCGCCCGGTATGCGGGCGAATTCCGCACGCTGATCGAGGCCGAGGTCGACGGCTTCGATCCCGATCCGGCGGCCAGCCGGGAGCGCCGCCGTGTTGCGCAGGCTGACTTTCAGTTCTTCGCCCGCACCTACTTTCCACACTATGTGAAGAAGGCCAACAGCCGCCTGCACGATTACTTATATGCGCGGCTGCCGGAGATCGCCGATTCGGACAAGAGCGAGACCGACGCCATCGCCGCGCCGCGCGGCGAGGCGAAGTCCACCATCACCTCGCAGATCTTCGTCATCTGGTGCGTCGTCACGGGGCGAAAGTGGTATCCGATGATCGGCATGGACGCCTTCGACCAGGCGGCCATCATGCTGGAGGCGATCAAGGCCGAGCTGGAGGCCAACCCGCGCCTGGCGATGGACTTCCCCGAAGCGACGGGCCGGGGCCGCGTCTGGCAGGCCGGCGTCGTCGTCACGAAGAACGACCGCAAGATCGAGGCGGTCGGCAGCGGCAAGCGCATTCGCGGCCGGCGGCACGGCCCGCACCGGCCCGACCTGTTCGTCGGCGACGATCTGGAGAACGACGAGAACGTGCGCACGCCCGAGCAGCGCGACAAGCTGCAGGGCTGGATCACCCGCGCGGTGCTCAAGCTTGGCGGCGCCGGCGAGAAGTTCGACGCCATCATCATCGGCACCATCCTGCATTACGACTCGGTGCTCTCCCGGCTGCTGAAGAACCCGCTCTGGCGCGCGATGAAGTTCAAGGCGGTGATGCGCTGGCCCGATCGCATGGATCTCTGGGACAAGTGGGAAAACCTCCTGCTCAGCTTCGGCGAGCGCGCGGCGGACAAGTTTTACGAACTCGCCAAGGAAGCGATGGACGAAGCCGCCGAAGTGAGCTGGCCGGCAGGCCGGCCGCTCGTCGCCCTCATGAAGATGCGTGCCCGCGACGGCCACGCCTCATTCGACTCCGAGCTGCAGAACGATCCGCTCTCCGACGACGAGGCGCCGTTCGCCAAGGTCATCGGCTTTTGGGTGGATCGGCTGCGCGACTGGGTGTTCTTCGGTGCATGCGACCCCTCCCTGGGCAAGGCCGGCGCCAGCCGCGACCCATCCGCGCTCCTGGTGGGCGGCTTCAACCGCCAGACCGGCATCCTCGACGTGGTCGAAGCGCAGATCCGCAAGCGCCTACCGGATCGCATCATCGAGGACATCATCGCGCTGCAGGGCGAATACCACTGCCTGCTGTGGGTGATCGAGACCGTCCAGTTCCAGGAATTCCTGCGCACCGAGCTGGTCAAGCGTTCGGCGGCGCGCGGCATCCCGGTGCCGGCGCGCGCGGTCACGCCGCACGCCGACAAGCTGCTGCGCATCGAAAGCCTGCAGCCGCACATGGCCAACGGCCTCATCCGCCTGCACCCGAGCCAGTCGACGCTGATCGAGCAGCTGCGCCATTTCCCCAAGGCCGATCACGACGACGGCCCGGACGCCCTGCACATGCTGTGGATGGCGGCGGTGTCCGGCGCCGGCGCAACCCCCGCCACGACATCCCGCCCCCGCCGCAGCGGCGCCGGCATCGCATCGAGGTACTGACATGACCGCCAAAGGCATCTGGATCAACGACCGCCAGTTCATCAACTTCGCCTCGCCGCGCGTGAAGCTCACCGACCAGATCGCCACGCGCGACCGCTCCATCGACTACATGGGCCTCGGCCTGGTGCTGCCGAACCCCGACCCGATCCTCAAGGCGCGCGGCGAGGACATCCGCGTCTATCGGGATCTCCGCTCCGACGCCCACGTCGGCGGCTGTGTGCGCCGCAGGAAGAGCGCCGTCAAGGCGCTGGAGCGCGGGCTCGATCGCGCCAAATCGAAAAGCCGCCTTGCCCGCGACATCGAGGCCATGCTGGCGGCTCTCGATCTCGACCGCATCGTCGGCGAGATCATGGAGGCCGTCCTCTACGGCTACCAGCCGATGGAGATCACCTGGGCGCGCGTCGGCCGCCTGGTGATGCCGGTCAATGTCGAATCCAAGCCGCCCGAGTGGTTCTGCTTCGACACCGAAAACCGCCTGCGCTTCAAGACGCGCGCGAAGCCGATGGAGGGCGAGGAGGTGCCGCCGAAGAAGTTCCTGCTGCCGCGCCAGGAGCCCACCTACGCCAACCCCTACGGCTTCCCCGATCTCTCGATGTGTTTCTGGCCGCTGGTCTTCAAGAAGGGCGGCGTCAAGTTCTGGATCGGCTTCGCCGAGAAGTACGGCACGCCCTGGGCGATCGGCAAGGTGCCGCGCGGCACGCCGCAGGGCGAGATGGATGCGCTCGCCGACCGCCTAGACGCCATGATCCAGGACGCCGTCGCCGTCATCCCCGACGACGGCAGCGTCGACATCATCGAGGCCGCCGGCAAGTCGGCCAGCGCCGATCTCTACAAAGACCTGGTCATGTACTGCCGCAGCGAAGTCAGCATCGCGTTGACCGGCACCAACCAGACGGTGGAAGCCGACGCCAACCGCGCATCGAGCGCCTCCGGCCTCGAAGTGGCCGAGGACATCCGCGACGGCGACGCCGGCATCGTCGCCGCCGCCATCAACCAGCTCATCCGCTGGACGGTCGAGATCAACTGGGGCGGCGCCGACGCCCCCGTGTGGGAGATGTGGGACCAGCGCGCGCTCGACAAGCTGCGCGCCGACCGCGACAAGTCCGTGTCGGATTCGGGCGCGAAGTTTACGAACAGCTACTGGCTGCGCGCCTACGACTACCAGGAAGGCGACCTGCGGCCGGAGGCTTCACCTCCCCCCTTTGACAAAGGGGGGGCAGGGGGGATTTCTCCGGCCTCTTTCGCCGAGACGCCGCCCGCCACCTACACCGACCGCGCCGCCGACACCCTCGGCCGCGCCGCCGCGCCGGCCTGGGACGCCGTGCTCGACCAGGTGCGCGGCATGGTGCATGAGGCCAAAAGCCTGCGCGAGCTGGCCGACGCCATCCAGGCCGCCTTCGCCGACCTCGACACCGCCGAGCTTACGCGTGTCATGCAGCTCGCCTTCACCGCCGCCGAGCTGGCCGGCGTGGCCGACGTCAAGGACGAGTCGGCCGCGTGAGATGGCCTCCAAGCGCGCCATCCGCCGCAAGGCGTGCACCGGCAAGCACCGCTACGGCACCCAGGCCGATGCCCGCCGCGCCATCTCGCAGCTCACGCGGGCGCGCGGCTGGCAGGGCCTGCTGGTGGCCTATCGCTGCAAATTCTGCGGCGGCTACCACTTCGGCCACCCGCCGGCACACGTGAGGAGGGCCATCCGTGCCGCTTGACCTCACGCCGGCCGGCCAGTCGATCGACAGCGCCAAGCTGCCCTTCGCCGAGCAGGTCGACTTTTTCCGCAACAAGCTCAACCTGCCCTCGGGGCGCTGGGACGACATCCAGCGCGCCGCCCACGACCGCGCCTTCATCGTCGCCGGCGCGCAGAAAGCCGATCTCCTGCAGGACATGAAGGGTGCCGTCGACCGGGCCATCGCCGACGGCACCACCCTGGAGCGCTTCCGCGAAGACTTCGACGCCATCGTCGAGCGCAACGGCTGGCACGGCTGGACCGGCGAGGACTCCGACGCCGGCCGCGCCTGGCGCACCCGCACCATCTACATGACCAACCTCGCCACCAGCTACGCCGCCGGCCGGCTGAAGCAGTTGCGCGACCCGGATCTCAAGCGCCTGCGCCCCTACTGGATGTACAAGCACTCCGACTCCGTGCTGCATCCGCGCCCGCTGCACGTCTCCTGGAACAGGCTCACGCTGCCGGCCGACCACGAATGGTTCAGGCAGCACTACCCGCCCAACGGCTGGGGCTGCCAGTGCCGCGTCGTGGCGGTGAGCCGCGCCCAGGCCGAGCGCCTCGGCGCCCGCATCGCCGAAGAAGCGCCAGACGACGGCGAAGATCCGAAGACCGGCCTGCCCGCCGGCATCGACCGCGGCTTCGACTACATGCCCGGCGATCGCGCCGACCACAGCCTGGCGGATCTCGTGCGCGACAAGCTCGTGCACCTGACGCCGCAGATCCGCGAGGCGCTCGCCGCTTATTCCAAAAAGGTGACGGGATGACCGAGCCGCTCGGCATCCGCATCGACGACGCCGAGCTGCAGGCCGCGCTCGCCAAGCTGATCCAGCGCTCCGGCGCCCCCAGCCCGGCGCTCAAGGCCATCGGCGAGAGCATGGCCGAGAGCACCCGCAGCCGCTTCGTGACATCCACCGCGCCCGACGGCAGCCATTGGGCGCCGAACAGCCCGGTGACGCTCGCCCGCTACCTGGCGGCGAGATCCGGCACGCGCGGCAAAGGTGGCGGCCTGACGAAAAAGGGCGCGACCCTGGCTGGCTCGAAAAAGCCTCTCGTCGGCTCGACCAGGCTGCTCGGCAACCAGATCGTCTACCAGGTGAGCGGCAGCGCCGTGCAGATCGGCTCCAACCGCATCCAGGCCGCCGTGCAGCAGTTCGGTGCGGCCGCCCGCCAGTTCGGCAAGGCCCCTTGGGGGGCCATCCCGGCCCGGCCCTTCCTCGGCATTTCGGCCGGGGATCGCGCCGAGATCCTCGAAACGGTCGCCGATTGGCTGGCCGGGGGCTGAAAAAGAAGCGGCCGGGCATTTCTGCCTGGCCGCATTACAGGCCTCTGGTGCGGTTTGGGGGGGGCTGGTAGCGCCTACCCCGCGCGCACCCTTGCGATCGCCGCGCCAGCGAGTTTTTAACGCCGAATTAACGGCGAGTAAGCGGCGATGCGCTCAGGGGGTATTTGGCGACTTTGCCCGCCAGTGGTTTTTCCCCACATTTCCGCCGGTGATTTTCCGCCAGGATCGGTGCGGCCAAAGAGGGCAGTTCTCCTGCACGCACTCCTTGACCAGTACTTTTACCTTGTGCGAGTTATCTGACTCTTCGCCGTTGCATACGTGATAGCAATAGGCGGCGACGGCAAGCTTTACGGATTTGGGATGAGCCGCAGCCTTTTCGCGCGGTGACAATCTCTCCAGTTTCTTATCGGTCATGACATGCTCCTTTCCAGTTTCGCCGCCACGCGCTGCGCTTCGGCGGCCAGTGCTCTCAACACTGCCGCCGTCGCCCGCGGGGCCGGGGCGGCCAGCACGGCCGCGTGCAGGAGGGCGATGATGCCCGAAAGCATCCGGATCACGGTGGCCGCCCTCATGGCTGCGGCTCCAGCGCTTTTTCAGCAGCACTCTCCGCGTCGCCGGCAAGCGTCTTGATGGTCTCGATCAGGTCCAGCGCCACGGTTTCACGGTCGCCGGCGTCGGCGAGTGACGAGCGGGTCAGAACGCAGTTGGCGGCCAGCGCCAGGCTTGTGATGCGCGAGGCGGCGGCGGTGGTCTTTTCGGCGAGGGCGTTGAGACGGGTATTGTCGCCCGACGGGCGGGCAAAGGATGAGACTGTAGCCATGATGATCTCCTTGGTTTTCAGTTTTGAAGGGTGGCACGTCTCAACTGAGCCCCAAGGGGCTCGGCGGGTATTCCCCCGAAGGGTATTTTATTTCCCGCTCTCGGCGCGCCGAAAAACGAACGCCCTCTTGCGAGGGCGGCAGACGCCGCGTGACTATCGGGCGCGGCTTCCGCCTTGGGTTTCAGTACCGCCGATTCTGCGCGGACCTCATGGCGTTGTCAAGTGAGCTTTAGGCGTGTAATGTTCCCGCCCGTGGACGACTGGCTTGCCCGACTGAAGTGGCTCGTTCCCGCCGCGCTTGCCGTGGCGGGGCTGCTTTACGCCGGCAACTGGTACCTGGAGGACCGCGCCGAAGCGAAACTGGCCGAAAGCGTGACACGCGAGGTGACCGAACGATTGTCGGATGCGGTCGGCTATTTCTCCGACGACAAGGGCATTACCCAGGGCGATTTGATCGCCAAGGCGGCCAGCCATGCCGCCGAGGTGGGCCAGATGAGACTGCGGCTCCGGATGACCGGGGCGCCGCGCAACGCGGCGCGCATGAGCGCGGTGGCGGGCTATCTCGACGCAACCGAAACCGCTCTGCGAGAGGTGCAAAACATGTTGCGCCGCCGCGCCGTTTTTAACGCGGCCACCGTCGGCGCCAACCGCATGCTGGGCGCCGCCCAGCGTTCGGTCGGCGTCATGGAGCGCGAACGCGATAGCATCGCCCGCGGCCGCGATGGAGACGCTGCCTACGTTTCCGCTCTCGGCGCCTCCGGTGCCGCCTCGATCCAGACGGGTGTTGCGGAAAACCTGGTCGCCGAAGCGCAGACGGCGCGCGCCGCGCTCGACCAGGCCGCGAGCGATTACAATGCCGCCATGAACCGGGTTGCCGAGAGGGCCGTGGCGGCTATGCCCTACGTGCCGGAAGACGCACTGCTCACTCCCGGCAAGCTCGGCAAGACCACTCTCCGCTAACCCCCGAACCCCTTCCCCCTCACCGATCCCGCGCGCGCCCGGCAGCATGCCGGGCCATGAGCGATCCGAAACCGATTCAGATTTTCCGGCCCGGCCGGCACGTTGCCATGTCGGGCGACGCGCTCGACTTCACCGAAGCCGATCTCTCCGCCTGCGCCGCCGCCTACGATCCCGCCAAGCACGAAGCGCCCATCGTCGTCGGCCACCCGAAACTCGACGCCCCCGCCTACGGCTGGGTGAAGTCGGTCGCCTTCGCCGGCGCCCTGGAGGCGGCCCCGCACCAGGTCGAGCCGGCCTTCGCCGAGATGGTCGCCGCCGGTCGCTTCAAAAAAGTCTCCGCCAGTTTCTTCTCGCCAACCTCGCCGCAGAACCCCGTGCCCGGCGTGTGGTACCTGCGCCACGTCGGCTTCCTTGGCGCCGTGCCGCCGGCCGTCAAGGGCCTGCGCTCGCCGGAATTCGCCGCGAGCGAGGAAGGCGTCGTCGAGTTTTCCGACTGGGCCGCGCAGCAGAACGCCGGTCTGTGGCGGCGCATGCGCGATTTCCTTATCGCCCAGTTCGGCCTGGAGAAGGCCGACACCGTCATCCCCGACTACTCCATCGGCACGCTCGAAGACGCCGCCCGCGCCGAAAGCCAGCCGATGTCCGCTTTCTCCGAACCAACCCGCAAGGAGGCCGTAGTGACCCCTGAACAAAAAGCCGCGCTGGAGGCCGAGAACGCCCAGCTCAAGAGCCAACTGGCCGAATCCACCGCCCGCGACAAGACGGCCGCTGCTGCGGCGCGCCACGCCGGACACGCCTCCTTCGCGGAGGAGCAGGTGACCGCCGGCCGCCTCACCCCGGCCCAGCGCGACGTGGCCGTGGCCGCGCTCGATGCGCTGGCGGAGGCGCCGGTCGAGTTCGGCGAGGGGGATGGCAAGAAGCCGCTCGCCGAGGCCTTCAAGGAGTTCCTCGCCGCGCTGCCCGTGCAGGTCGAGTTCGCCGAGGCCGCCACCAAGGCGCGCGCCGGAGACGGTGCCGCCACCGCCGAGTTCGCCGCGCCGTCCGGCATGGCGGTCGACAGCGACGGCATGGCCGTGCACCGCAAGGCGCTCGACTACCAGGCCGCCCACCCGGGCACCGACTACATCGCCGCCGTTCGTGCGGTCACCAAGTAAGGAGCCATCATGCAGAGCATCTCCCTTCTCACCTTGTCCCGCACCGCCGCTGCTGCCCTGACGGCCGCCCGCTTCGTGTCCACCGGTAACGGCGTTCCTGGCGCCGGCGCCAACACCCTGGGCGTCACCCGCACCGACGCCGCCAGCGGCGCCCTGGTGGCGGTCGACGCCGTCGGCACCGCCGTGGTCGAGGCGTCGGCCGCGATCGCCGATGGTGCGTCGATCGAGACCACCAACGACGGTCGCGCCGTCACCAAGACCACCGGCATCGCCGTCGCGCGCGCCCTCCAGGCCGCCGCCGGCGCCGGCGACAAGATCGAAGTCCTGCTGATCCCCAACTAAGGAGCCGTCATGAACCAGTTCGCAACCCGTCACAACCTCACGATGCTCGCCGTCGCCGTCGCGCTGGCCCTGGCCTGGCATTTCGGCCTGGTCGGCGCCGAATCGGCGCTGGCAGTCGGCCTCGTCGGCAACATGACCCTCGCCCAGGCCCGCGTCGTCGACCCGGTGCTGACCACCGTCGCCCAGGGCTACAAGAACGGCATGATGGTGGCCGACGCCCTGTTCCCGGTGGTGCCCGTTGGCTCCCGTGGCGGCAAGATCATCAGCTTCGGCCGCGAAGACTTCCGCCTCTACGCCACCGCCCGCGCGCCTGGCGCCAACACCAAGCGCGTGCAGTTCGGCTACGCTGGCGACAACTATGCGCTTGAGCAGCACAGCCTCGAAGGCGTCGTCCCCTTCGAGCTGCAGCAGGACGCCAGCGCCGTGCCCGGCATCGACCTGGCGCGAACCGCCGTAGGCAAGGTGCAGAACATCATCGCCCTGTCGCGTGAAGTCGCCGCCGCGACCATCGCGCGCAATGCCGCCAACTACGACGTCAATCACAAAGTGACGCTCGCCGGCGCCGACAAGTGGAACGATTACTCGGGCACCTCCGACCCGCTGCAGGATGTGGACGACGCCATCGAGGCGGTGCGCGCCAGCACCGGCCAGCGCCCCAACACCATCGTGCTGTCGCCCAAGGCCTTCAAGGCGGCGCGGCGTCATCCCAAGGTGCTGGCCTGGTTCAACAGCATCAACAATCGCAGCGTGGCCACCAAGGAAGATCTGGCCGCCGCCTTCGGCGTGCAGCAGGTCGCCGTCGGCGACGCCGCCTACGACACCGGCGCCGCCACGGTCGACGCCTGGGGCGCCGACGTGGTAGTCGCATTCACCCAGCTCGGCTCGTTGGCCGATGCCGGCATGCCGAGTTACGGCTACACCTACCGCCTGATCGGCCATCCGGCCGTCGAGCCGCCCTACCAGGATCGCAGCGCCAAGAGCTGGATCTACCCGACCACCGACGAGTTGTCGCCGGTGCTGGCCTCGGCCATCAGCGGCTTCCTCATCAAGGACGCCGCTTAAGCACAGCCGCTCGCCCGCCCCTCTCCCCGCGTGCGGTGAGTGGGGCGGGCGAGCGGGGCGAAAACTACCTGGAGGAACCATGCCCACCTACACCGTGAAATCCCCCATCAAGCACGGCGGCCGGCGCGTCATGCCGGGCGAGTCCGTCGAGATGGCCGCCAAACAGGCTGCGCCGCTGTTGGCTGCCGGCGACATCGAGGTTCCCGCCGGCGAGAAGGCCAAGGCTGCCGAGCCAGCCGCCGGCAAGCGCGAGAAGTAAGCGATGGCCTACGCCACGGTCGCCGACCTGGTGGCGGAATTCGGTGAGCGCGAGGTGATCGAGCTCACCGATCGTTTCGAGCCCCCCATCGGCGTCATCGACCAGGCCGTCGCCCAAGGTGCGCTCGACCGCGCCGGCGCCGTCATCGAGGGCTACCTGGCCGGCCGCTACGCCCTGCCGTTGCCCGCCGTGCCGCCGCTGCTGAACGGCATCGCCTGCGACCTCGCCCGCCACGCCCTCTACACCGCTGCCATGCCGGATGTCGTCCAGGCCCGCTACGACGCCGCCATGAAGCAGCTGAAGGCCATCGGCGACGGCCTCATGGCCTTGCCCCTGCCGCCCGCCGGCAGCCCGGCCACGGGCCTCGGCGGCGTCGCCGTGCGCAGCCGCGACAAGAACGCCGACTTCGAAAGCTACTGATGCCGAATACCCTGTGCCCTGGCTGGTGCGCCCCCCTCTCCCGCGTGCGGGAGAGGGGCTGGGGGAGAGGGCATGTTTGACGCCATCGAAGCCGCCCTGGTCGAGCGCGCCGGAGAGCTGGTGCCGGAAGCGGGCGCCGCCGTCTCCCTGGGCGACATCCTGGAGGCGAAGGACAAGCCGGCCAGGCTGGCGCTGGCCGTCGCCTACGACGGCTACAAGCCGGTGGATGCCGCCGGCTCGGACGGCCTGCTCGAATCGCGCTGGATCGTCGCCGTCGCCGTCTCCACCGCCCGCCAGCGCGGCGCCGCCGGCGCCGTGCGCGAATCCGCCCTGGCCATCGCCGCCAAGCTGCTCACCGGCCTGGTCGGCTGGCGCCCGGCGGCGGGCTGCACGCCGTTCAAGGCCGCCGATCCCGGCGGCCCGCTGTGGGACCGTGAGCGCGGCCTCTACCTGCTGCCGGTGGCCTTCACCACCCGCGCCGCCTTCAGCGGCGTCGAGGAGGACTAGGAGAGCAGATGGCCGTCAAGCAAATCAAGGTTGTCAGCGGGGATACATGGGATCGCGAATGGACGCATAAAGCTCCCAACGGTACCCCGATCGACCTCACCGGCGCCTCGGCGCGCCTACAGGTGCGCGACGCCAACGACAACCTGATCATGGAGGCCTCCACCGACAACACCCGCCTGGTGCTCGGCGGCCCCGCCGGCACCGCCGTCATGCTCATGCCGAAGGAAGCCACCGCGGTCGCGCCGGGCAGCTACGAGTTCGATTACGAAGTCACTTACGCATCCGGTAGACGTAAAACCTACGAGAAAAACGTCCTGATCATCCTCAAGGACAGGGCGCATGACTGATGAAGTCCTCGTCATCCACGAGACCGAAGTCGAAACCGTCACGATCGAGCCGCCGGAGCCGGTCGAGATCGAGATCGGCTTCCAGGGGCCGCCCGGCCCGCCAGGCAGCCCCGGCGCCGGCTACGTGCACTCGCAGCCCTCGGCCGAGGCCGAGTGGATCGTCAACCACAACCTCGGCGTGCGCCCAGCCGTGGCCGTGATCGACACCGGCGGCAACGAGCTGGACGCCGCCGTGCAGCACATGAGCGTGAATCAGGCGCGCATCTATTTCACAACGCCGACCGCCGGCTTCGCCCGGCTGACTTGAGAGGAGCACCACCATGAGCCGCAAACAGCTTTCCGATCTCGACTTTGGCAGCGCCTCGCGCATCCGCAACCTACCTACGCCAGTCAATTCCGACGAGCCAGTGCGGCTTTCCGACTTGAACAGCGCGGTCGAAGGGGTGGCATGGAAGGATTCATGCAGGGTCGCAACGCAGTCGAACGCCACACTAGCGTCTCCGGGCGCGGCGCTCGATGGCATCACGATGTCGGCCGGCGACCGCGTGCTGGTGAAGGCGCAGACAACCACGAGCGAGAACGGTATCTACGTCTGGAACGGCGCGGCAACGCCGATGACGCGCGCCCCCGACTGTTCTACCGCTGTCGAACTCGAAGCGGCCGTCACCACCATCGAGGAGGGCACCAGCGCCGGAACATCATGGCGTCAGACCAGCGTGAATTTCACGCTCGACTCAGGCGCGGTGGCATGGACGCAGTTCGGCACGGGCGCGGGCGCGGCTTCGGAAACCTCCGCCGGCATCGCGGAACTCGCCACGCAGTCCGAGACGGACACCGGCACGGACGACGCTCGCATTGTGACGCCGCTCAAGCTGGCGACATGGAGCGGTCGGACGAAGCGCGCGCAGGGCACCATCGGCGACGGATCGGCGACACAGATCGACGTGACGCACAACTTCGCCACGCGCGACATCATCGTGCAAGTGTTCCAGAACAGCGGCAGCTACGAGCAGGTGAATTGCGACGTGAGCCTGCCGAACACCAACACCGCGCGCCTGAACTTCGCTGCCGCCCCGGCCAGCAACAGCCTGCGCGTCGTCATCATGGCGTAATCATGCAAGACCTCTCCGCCCGCGCTGTTCCGCTCGTTACCGCTCTGCCGACGCCATCTGCGGCGCTTGCGGGGGCGACGGTGCGGCTGTCGGGCGACAACAGAAAATACTGGTGTGACGGGGTGAAGTGGAGGATCCAGCAAACTGGCCTTGGTCGCTGCAAGATCGCATGGTGGAACCCGCCCGGCAACGCTACCACTGTCCCGGCTGTCATCGGTCTCGCCGCGATGACGGCGACCGGCACGGCCACGGCGCGCAACGTGGCTGCGACCAGCATGGCGACGCGGATGAGACGGCTCAGTTATGTCTCGGCCGCTACTGCCGGATCGCTTTCCGGGCATCGCAGCCCCGCTGCACAGTTCACGCTCGGCGTGTCCGGCTCGCCGTCCTACGGCGGGTTTTTCTATCAATGCCGATTCGTCCCGTCCGACGCCGCAACCGTGTCAGGCGCGCGCATGCTTGTCGGCCTAACCTCTTCCGTCGCCGCGCCCACCAACGTCGAGCCGAGCACGCTGACCAACTGCATCGGCGTGGCGAAGCTCTCTTCGTCAAACAACCTGCACATCGTCTATGGCGGCAGCGCCGCACAGACGGCCATCGACCTCGGCGCCGACTTCCCGGCGGGCACGCTGTCGGCCGATGCCTACGAACTTACGCTGTCCTGCGCGCCCGGCGTGAACAACGAAGTCAATTACCGCGTCGAGCGCCTCAACACCGGGCATATCGCCACCGGCACGCTGACGGCCGCTACGCCCGGCACACAGCTGCCGGCGAATACGACCTTCCTTGCGCATCGCGCATGGCGCACCAACAACGCGACGGCGCTGGCGGTTGGGATCGACATCGGCAACCTTTACATCGAAACGCCGTACTAGATCGTGCAAGACCTCTCCGCCCGCGCTGTTCCGCTCGTTACCGCCCTGCCGACGCCCTCTGCGGTGCTTGCGGGGGCGACGGTGATGATGGCGGAAGGCAACAAACCGCATTGGTGCGATGGGGTCAAATGGGCCAGTTTGCAAGTCGGAAATGGATTGGGATGGTGGAACCCGGCCGGCGGTTCCGCCACGGCCCCCGGCGTGCACGGCGTCGTCATGGCTGATGTCACGATTGGCGACTCCATTGCGCGCAACGTGGCCGCAACCAGCATGGCGACGCGAATGCGCAGAATTCAGTTTACGGATTTTGGCAATGCCGGCCGGTGTGCTGGCTCCTACGGCGCCGCGCAGTACACGCTCGGCGTGTCCGGCTCGCCGTCCTACGGCGGGTTTTTCTATCAATGCCGATTCGTCCCGGCCGACGCCGCAACCGTGTCAGGCGCTCGCATGTTCATCGGGGTGTTCGCGTCGAGCGTTGATCCTACCAACGTCGAGCCGAGCACGCTGACCAACTGCATCGGCGTGGCGCAGCTCTCTTCGTCAAACAACCTGCACATCGTCTATGGCGGCAGCGCCGCACAGACGGCCATCGACCTCGGCGCCGACTTCCCGGCGGGCACGCTGTCGGCCGATGCCTACGAACTTACGCTGTCCTGCGCGCCCGGCGTGAACAACGAAGTCAATTACCGCGTCGAGCGCCTCAACACCGGGCATATCGCCACCGGCACGCTGACGGCCGCTACGCCCGGCACACAGCTGCCGGCGAATACGACCCTCCTTGCGCCCTATGCGTGGCGCACCAACAACGCCGCAGCGATTGCGTCTAGTTTGGATATTGTCAGCATGTACATCGAGCCAGGGGCATGACGATCTTGACAAGATTGTTCCCTTTCGTGGTCCTGGTGAGCCTCGGCGGCTGTGCTCACACGCCAGGCGAGCCGATCATCAAGACGTTTTCAGCACGCACCGTTGAGGTGACGTGGATTCGTTCGCCGGCCGGTTGCGACGGTGCGGCGGCATGTGCAAGCTTCAAAGTGGGCGGGCGCGACGCCTGCACCATCCGGGCGGCGGAGCCGGCCGACTGGAACGACGAAGGCGCGCTCGAAATACTCGGCCATGAGTTGATCCATTGCTTTTACGGCGCCGGGCATAAACGACGGCCGCCCCCCGACTCGCTTCCCCCTGCAGCCTTCCCCCGCGCGCGCGTAGGCTTGGCGCCGCGATAACTCCAACTCAACACAGGAGCCACTGACATGACCACGCAAGCATATATCGGCAAGGGCAGCATCTACATTGCCAAGGCCGGCGACCCCCTGATCCGCATCGGCAATACCTCCAAGCTCGAATTCGCCATCGAGGAAGACAAGAAGGAACAGATGGACTACGAGAACCCCGGCGGCGGTGTTGCCGACTCGGTCACGCGCATCAAGAGCGTCAAGCTCTCCCTCTCGGTGCACAAGCTCTCCGCCGAGAACCTGGCGCTGGCCCTGCGCGGCGCCTCGGCGGCGGTGACCGGCGGCGCGGTGGTGGACGAGGCCCACGCCAACGTCCAGGTCGGCGGGCTGGTGGTGTTCAATAAGACGCCGGATATCTCCGTCGCCTACGTCGTGACCGACAACGCCGGCACTACGACCTATACCGTCGGCGCCGACTACATCGTGCGCCGCGCCGGCCTGGAGATTCCCGCCGGCTCGACCATCGCCGACGCCTCGACCATCAAGGTCGACTACACCGCGCTGGCCGCCATGAAGGTCGAGGCGCTGACCGCCGTCGGCGAAGAGCTGCGCCTGGTCTTCGACGGCGTCAACGAGGCCAACGGCAAGGCCATGCTGGTGGAAGCCTTCCGCGTCAAGCCCGGCGCCGCCAAGGGCTGGAGCCTGATCGGCGACGACTTCGCCACGCTGGAGATCGAGGCCGACGTGCTGAAGGACGAGACGATCACGACAACCGGCCTGTCGCAGTACTTCAAGGCGCGGATGGCGAGCTGATGAGGATCGTTAAAACCGTCCCCATCGGCGGCCGCGATGTAACGGTGAAGGAACTCACCGTCGGCGAGATCCGCGCCTGGCTGGCCGACATGGGCGCCGACGGCGACGACGTGGTGAGCGTGGCGCTCTTCGAGGACGCCACGCTGGCCGACCTCTCGCGCATGAGCGACATCACCGCCGAGGAGATCGCGGCGGCGGCGCCCTCTGAGCTGGCCGCCGTGCTGGACATGATGCGGGCGGTGAACAAGGATTTTTTTTCTCTGCGCGCGAGGCTGTCGAAGCTGGGGGAGCGAGCCCTGCAGGAGAAGGGGCTCCCTCCGCCGAGCGAGGACTGAGCGCGCTGGAACGTTCAGCGCTCATCCTCGTCGAGCACGGTCATGTCGGGGTGTGGGATTACCCCTGGCGCGTCTTCCTGGCGGCCGGAAGGAAGTAAACAACGGCGATGGCTGATCTCAAGGTTTCCGTAATCATCGAGCTGCTCGGCGGCAAGGCCAAGGCCGGCGTCGAGCAGTTCCGCCGCGACTTCGCCGCCGCCCAGGAATCGGCGCGCGGCGAGATCGGCAAGACCAGCCGCTCGATGCGCGACGGCGCCGAGTCCATCGGCGGCCACCTCGGCAAGCTGGGCACGCTCGCCGCCGGCTATATCACGATCTGGAAGGGCGTCGACATCGCGAAGCAGTTGATCGCGCAGGCCGACGCCATGAACATGATGGAGGGCCGGCTCCGGCTCGCCACCACCAGCGCATCGAGCTTCCGCGTCGCCATGCAGGACGTGCGCCGCATCGCCGACGCCACCGGCCAGGGCCTGCAGCCGGTGGCCAATCTCTACGGCCGGCTCGCCACCAGCCTGAAGGCCCTCGGCGGCACCCAGCAGCAGACCGCCGAGGTCACCGAAGTCGTCGCGCTCTCGCTGCGCCTTTCCGGCGCCACGGCGGCCGAATCGTCGTCGGCCATCCTGCAGCTCTCCCAGGCCTTCGGCTCCGGCGTGCTGCGCGGCGAGGAGTTCAACGCGGTCAACGAAGCCGCGCCGCGCCTCATGAAGGCGCTGGCCGACGGGCTGAATGTGCCCGTCGGAGCGCTCCGCAAGATGGCCGAAGACGGCAAGCTCACCTCGGACGTGCTGGCGCGCGTGCTGCCGCAGTCGCTGGCCAAGCTGCGCGAGGAGGCGGCGCAGCTTCCGCCCACCGTCGAGCAGGCGGCGCAACGCCTGAAAAACGCCTTCGCCGGCGTGGTCAGCGAGTGGGACAAGAACACCCACGCCACCGGCAAGATCGCCGCAGGCCTCGACAGCCTGACGAAGAACATGGACGCGGTCACCGCTGCCGTTACTACGCTGGCGACCGGCGGTCTAACTGCCCTTGGTGTCGCGGGCCTCGCGGCCGCCTCGGCGCTTAAAATCGTTGCGGGTGGCTTTGCTTTAATCGCCGCTGGCGCGCTGGCAGGATACAGCCTTTTCGGTGGCTTCTTTAGGCTACTCGGGAGCGACCAGCTTGACGCGCACAGCAAAAGACTTGCGCTCGTGTCCGACACGTACAGCGGCTTCGCGAAAGCGATCGAGCAGGCCAATCAGGCCGGCCTGCCGGAGTTGGCCGAAAATCTACAGCGCATGAAACTTGCGGCGCTGGCCAACCCGGAAGCGGATTTAGACCGTGCCTTGGTCGCTGCGACGGATCACGTAAACCAAATACTTGCCAAGTTTAAGGAGCTCGCTGACGGGAAGAAAAAACTCGCCGAACTCACCGCGCAGCGTGAAAAGCAGACCGCCAAGGAATCCATCGACGCGCAGATCGAGCATGTAAAGCGCCTGCAGCAGGCCCGCAAGCAGGACCTGGACAAGGCGATCGCCGACCTGAAGGAATATCAAAAGGCCGCCGAGACCGCCTACGCACGCGCGGCCGACAGCCGCTTGTCGACGGCCGACAAGGTGCGCGAGCTGCGCCGCCGCGACATGAGCGAGGAGAAGCAGCAGGCCGACCTCGCCGCCCAGGCGCAGGAGAAGATCGCCGCCGCCCAGCGGGCGCTGGCCGAGGCGCAGGCGGCCGCCGCGCGCGGCGATGTCGGCGCCACCGAGAAGGCCGCGGAAAGCGCCGAGAAGTTCGCCCAGGCGGCCGAGAGCATCGGCGCCGGCCTGAAGGACACCGGCGCCGCCATCGGCATCGTCGAGCAGGCCGGCCAGGTCGCCGCCGCCGCCGCCACCGCCGCCGGCCAGGCCAACGAAAAAGCCGCCGCCGGCACCGAGCAAAAAATCACCAGCCTCCGGGCCGAGCTGGCCAAGCTCAAGGCCGAACTCGACGCGCTCGAACTGAAGCAGCACCGCATCAAGATCGACGCCGAGATCGCGGAGGCTTCGGCCAACATCGCCCGCATTCGCGCCGAGCTGGACACCCTGCAGAACAAGACGATCGAGATCACCACCGTGCATCGCAGCGTCGAGGAGCATGCGATCGGCGGGCCGGTCGGCATGTATCGCGGCGGCCATCTACCGGGCTACGGCGGCGGCGATCGCATCCACCTCCTGGCCGAGGCCGGCGAGTTTGTTGTACGTAAGGAGGCGGTGCGTTACTGGGGTATGGAGAAGCTTGCCGCGCTGAACGCCATGCGCCTGCCGCGCTTCGCCGCCGGCGGCCTGGTGATGCCGGCAGCCGCCTCCGCCGGCGCGCCCTCGGCCGCCACGCCGGGCGGCGACGAGATGACGGTCAGAATCGACATCGGCGGCCGCATGCACCGCGTGCGCACCTCGCGCGAGACGGCGCGCTCGCTCGTCGATTCGTTGCGCGAACTGTCGAGGGCGGCATGACGACGCGCGCGGCGATTCCGATCAAGTTCTACACCTGCCCGGCGCCCAGCTACGACGAGGCGCTCAACGACTGCGACCGCCCGATCCTGGAGTGGCTGCTCTCGCTCGACCCGCCTGTGGAGCCGTGGATGCCGCAGGCCGCCGAGATCGTCCGCATCGACCAGGCGACCTTCGCCGCCCAGGCCTCCGCCGTGGCCTCCTGCGAGGCCAGCAAATTCGCCTCGCAACCGTCGCCGCCGACCGGCGTCGACATCGCCGTTTCCGCCAGGCTCGCCGCCGCGCCGGGGGCGGCCGGGGAGAGCGGGGACGGCCTGCGCGCGGCGGTTTCGGTCGACTTCTCGCCGTCCGTCGGCTGCGGCACGATCCCCTTCCAGGTGCTCCACCGCGTCAATGCGGTGGGCGGCAGCTACTATCCGGAGAACACGGTTTTTGAGACGGATGCCGTGCCGCCGCCTAAAAACGGTGTCGGCAATTTCGCCAACGCCATCGTCTTCGACTTGGTCAATGCCAGCACGGCCTGGCGCGATTACATCCACAAGGTGTTCACCGGCGGCGTCTGGCGCATCCGCAGCCCGAAGGTGTTCGCCCATTACTCCGATTGGGAACTCGCCGGCGACCCGGAGCCCGGCGCCGAGCTGGTCGCGCGCGGCGAGGCGTTCGACATCGGCCGGCTGCGCTTCGAGCTGCCCGGTTTCCCGATGATGGCGGAGACCGGGCCGCGCTGGCTGGTGGTGCACCGCTATACGCACCAGCAGAGCAACCGCTGGTTCCTGTTCTGGGAATGGAAGACGCCGCTCAACACGCAGAACGTCGCCTGGTCCGAGGCGCCCGACTTCGGCCGCAGTTTCTTCGGCAACCTGACGCACAAGGAATTCCAGGCCGCCGACGACGGCGATCCGGCGTTTTTCGACCCGGAGGGAACGTGGATTCACCAGTCCGGCGTGCTCGACTTCGCGATGAACAACGTGCTGGTTCGGACGAAATACGCCAGTGTGCTTTGCGCGGAGACCTTCCGCACCGTCTGGCCCCGGAGCATCCCCGACGTGCGCACCGCCGGCTTCATCGCGCCGCAGGCGTATTTCGAGGAGACGGTCGAGGTGCGCACGATCCGGCAGTACAAGGCGTGCTATCGGATCACCGCCATCGCGGCGATCGACGGCTTCGGGCTCCACATTACAGCGCGGCTGGTCAACCCGTTCGGTTTCGCCGCGTGCATCGTCGCGCGGATGCCGTTCGGTTCCGGATCGAAATATGGTGCGATTTCGCTGTCGAACCATACCGTGGTGGTGGCGCGCAACCTATCCGCCAACTCGGAGAGCGGCGATGTCAATTTCGTTCTGCCGATTGCATACCTATCCTCGCACCCTGCGACCATCGATTACAAGATGAGCGATGTTGTCTACGACGGCCAGAATGGCGGCGGCATCGTCGAGCATGGTTTCGCCTGCGCGAGCGGCGCCTATGCCGACGGCAAATACGTCACGGCCATTGCGTCTGACGCTTCCGCGTTGCCGGCTGCTGCCGGTCACAAGGCGCAGGCCTGGGCGTTCTTCAATGATGACGCCGTCCGGTTCTGGTCGCACCTTGCCGCGTATGGCGGCAATTCAGGCGACGTTGTGTTTTCTTTCGCAAGGCCAACCCCGCCTGACAACCGAACTTCAGGCTCGTCCTACGGAGGGATTTCGTTCCTCGGCGACCTGATAATAACTGGCCAAATATATGCGGGTGGGTGGATCAACATTTCAAACTACACGCTCTCTGTGCATTTCACCGCCGCCGAGGCGAGGGCTCGGTATGGCACCTACCTCGACGTTTCCCCGTTGAATGCTTACACGCTGGGCTGGGCGTCTGGCTATCTGTTCTTTGAGTCGTGGCCGGGCGGCAACATGAATGAATGCGCGGCCGCGCTGCTGCAAAAATGGATTGACGACGGCAAGATCAGAGATATCACGAGCTGGAGCATCAGCTACCCTCCGCTGCTGTTGGCATCGTCGCTCATCGCGCTGGACGATTTTGTGTCTGACCCTCCCATTCTGGGTGTGTACAGCAAGGCGGAAATCTGCACGGAATTCATTAGCGCATCGCTGATCAGGGTTTGCTTAAGATGACCATCCAGCTCGACACCATCGCACTCCCCACCAGCCTGATCTGGTCGGACGAGCACGCCGCGCAGGCGGTGGCGCAGTCGGCGCGGCGCACCCTCGACGGATCGCTGCTGGTGCTCTATGCGGCCCTGCAAAAGGGGCGCGCCATCACCCTCGAATCGCGCGAGGACGCCGGCTGGCTGACCAAGACGCAGGTCGATGCGCTGCGCCTCCTCGCCGACAGCCCCGGCGGCGTTTACACGCTGACTTTGCGCGGCACGCCCTACCAGGTGATGTTCCGCCATCACGAGCCGCCGGCCTTTTCGGCGACGCCGCTGTTCCCGTTCGTCAATCCGCAGCCGGGCGACCGCTACCTCGCCGTCATCCGGCTCATGACCGTCTGAGAGGAAAGCATGCCCATACTTGACAATGAAATCGTCTGGCGCCCAAGCGCCCTGGTGTCGGACAGCACGCCGGCGCAGAACGGCGGCCGCATGGCCGCCGCGCAGGCGGTCTCCGGCGTAAAGAACAACCTGCTGCCGGATGTCACCGCCTCCGAGCGCGCCGCCGGCGCCGTGAAGTGGCGCAAGGCCTTCATCCATGTGGCGAGCGCGATCGACGCCGCCCTGGTCAACGCGCGCCTGTTCCTCGATGCGCTCACGCCCGGCGGCGACTTCGTGACGGTGCATGCCGGCACGCAGACGGACACCGAGGACCAGGTGACGGCGCGCGGCTACGGCGTGGGCACGCTCAACGTCGCCGCCACCGCCGGCGCCGAGAGCATCCAGGTGCTGTGCGAGAACCTCGCCGCCTACACGACGCTGCAGCCCTTCCGCACCGGCGACGCGGTGCGCATTTCGGACAAGCCGAGCGTCGGCGGTTCCGGCAACGAGGAGTGGAAGACGCTGACCGGGATTGTCTACGGCGGCAGCTATGCCACGCTGTCGTTCACCGGCTCGCCGCTGGTGCACAGCTACGCGACGAACAACACGCTGGTGAGCAGCGTGATGGAGGCGGCCAGCGTCGCCGCCGCCTTCTCGGCCTGGGTCGAAACATCGACGGCGGGCACCTACGCCGAGGGCACGGCGGGGAACGTGGTGGCGCACAACAAGGGCGCGATCCAGCAGATATGGACGCTCACCTTCACCAGCCCGACGGCCTTCACCGCCAGCGGCGATACCGTCGGCGCGCTGGCGGCGGGCGGCATTGCCGCCGATTACGCGCCGCTCAATCCGGCCACCGGCACGCCCTACTTCACGATCCAGTCGGAAGGGTGGGGCGGCACCTGGGCAGCGAACGACACGGTCGTCTTCAACACCGCGCCGGCTTCGATCCCGGTGTGGTATCGCCGCGAGGTGCCGGCCGGCGCGGCCAGCCTGGCCAACGACTACGCCTCGCTGGCCATTCACGGGGAGTCCGCATCATGAGGATCGGCATCAGCAAGACCTACGCGGGGGGCACCCTGACGAACGTGACGGCGCTCTTCGGGCTGTTAAAGACGATGATCGTCGATGCCGGGTTTAACGTCCTGGCGAATCTCTCCGACCGCATCGAGTTCATGCCGGCCGGCGCGACGCCGGCGGCCGACACGAACGACGATACGCCGCACTGGACGATCTACCTGAACGGCACCACGGAGATCAAGGCGGCGGCGCTGCATGGCCTGGCCTGGAACGACGCCGGCATCAGGACGGGCACGCCGGCCATCGCCGTGACGGCCAACCCGCAGTACTGGGACCCGATCGACGAGGTCTTCTATAACTCACAGTTGCAGATCTGGGCGGCGGCGTCCGGCCGCGAGGGATGGTTCTGGATCGGCACGCGCCAATGGGCCACCGACGACAGCCAGGAGACCTTCGACGTTTACCACGCCGTGACCATCGGTGCGAAGTCGCGCCGCATGCCCTCGGACATGACCAGCGACAACTGGGCGCGTTACGGCCTCCTGACCGCCGCCGGCCTGTACTTGCCGGCGTTCGGGCGCAACAATGCCGGCTCCGTCGTTGCGCCGACCCTGGGCTGGTGGTCGCCGCTCTGCGCCGACGGCGCCGGCATCAAGCGGCATCCCGCCTCGACGCTGGCGCAACTTGCCGCGCCGGTCTACCCGAAGCTCGGCACCAGCACGCTCTCCGCCGCCGTCATGGGCGACATCGAGGACGCGATGATCGCCACGAACGGCTACACGCACCTCGGCACCACCATCCCCGGCTGGGTGACGTTCAACTCCGCCATCCACACGGACGCGCCGCTGGTGCTGAAGGCGCCGGCCTCATTCACGCCGGTGTAAGACGTGCTCGGGCTCGCGCTTCCTCTCTCGCTGATCCGCGCCGATGCGCAGGCGCTCCTGCGCGCCAGCCATCAGGCGCCCTATGGGGATTCGATAGTCGCCGCCAGCCACCAGGCGCCCTACGCGGTGCGCATGGGCACGGTGTTCGTGGCTCCCTGGGCGATCTTCACGGGGCACTCGGCCCGTTGCGAGACCGCCTATGACCTGAGCGAGCGCGATCCCGTGCGGCGGGCGCTGAAGGCCGGCTATTCCCTGTTGTCGGAACAGGCGGTGTATTCGGTGGCGGTGGACGTGGAGCTCGTGCATGCCGGCAGGCTCGTCGGCATCGGCGAGGCGGCGCTGTCCTGCGACGAGGACAGCCCGGTATGGATCGCCCGGATCGAGATCGCCAGGCTGGACGATTTCGCGCTCATGGCCATCGGCGACGCCCTCTCCCTGTCGCTCGGCGCGGAGGTGTTCGCGCTGGTGGTGGACGGCAAGACCCTCGGCCGCGCCACGCCGGAATCGAGAACCTGCGAGATCACGGCATCGAGCCCGCTGGCGCTGCTCGATGCGCCGTTCGCGCAGGACACTTCTTACCAGGCCGCCGCGCCGACGCTGGCCGAGGTGGCCGTCGAGGACTTGATCGGCGCGGTGGATTGGCAGTTGCCCTCGTGGGTGATCCCGGCCTCGGCGCTGGCCTTCGAGGGCGTGACGCCGCTCAGGGCGGCGCGCGCGATCGTCGAGGCGGTCGGCGGGCTCATCGAGAGCACCCCGGCCGGCGCCGTGGTTTGCCGGCCGCGCCACCCGGTCGGCGTGCCGCAGTACGGCAGCGCCGCCGTCGCCCATCAGTTCTTCGACAACGAGGTGCTGGATTCGTCCGCGCGCATCGCTCCGGTGCGCGGCTTCAACCGCGTCGTCGTGGCGAACGAGCGGGCCGGCGCCGCCGGTGCGTCCGACACGCTGGAATACGTCGCCGCCGGCAACAATGCCGGCACCGTCCGCGCCTATCCGAGCCCCGCCCGGCCGGTATCCCTCGTGCACACCGGCAACCCGGCCACCACCATCGCACCGCTGGGCAGCGTGGCGCGCAGCGAGACCGAGCTGGCGGAATTCATCGCCGGGAGCGCGAAGACGCGCTATGCCGTTGACGCCATCACGGCCATGACCTGGCAGGCGGCCGACCTCGGCGAGGTCACCGCCAGAGGCACCGAGCTGACGGCCACCGTGCCCGGCTACAGCCTGCTGGACATCACCTACACCGTGCAGTCGTCCGACTGGTCGGTCGGCCTGGACGCCGACGAAGAAGTGCAGTTCGTGCTGATGGACATTTGATGCAAGACCAGGCAACCATCGTGGTGAGTTTCGGCGCGGCCGGCGGCGGCGCGGCGGCGGGGCATCTGTCCGCCGAACTGGACAGCCGCGAAGACGGCCTCAACGGTGGCCAGACCGGCTTTTCACCTGGGCAGCCGGCCTACATCCTGGCCTACCGCACGCCCAACGTCGTCATCACTTCCGTCGTGGCCTCGGCCGGAACCGTCACGCCGCAGGGCACCGTCGCCGTGACCGTTGCCGAGGAGCTGAGTTTCGACGACAGCCGCACGGCGACGCTGCAAAAGCCAGTCGCCGGCGCCGCGCTCGCCTCGGTCGAATGGTTCGGCACCAGCCTGGGCGCGCTTGAGCTGCAGGACGACAAGGTCACCGTGCAGGCGGCGGACAAGGGCGTCGCGGTTTGCAGGGTCACCTACGTGGCGGTGCCCGACGTGTACAAGCTGCAGTCGCCGGCCAGCATCAACGGCCAGACCGACTTCCCGATCCTGGTGCTCATACAGGGAACAACGACATGATCATCGAGGTCTATCGCGGCGCCGGCGACCGCAGCGGCTCGCCCATCGTCGAGCCGCTGCTCGCCGACGATGTGCTGATCCATCGCGGCCGCGCCGAGATGGACGCCAACGCCCACGAGATCAACCGCGTCGCGCTCTCGGTAAAACACCGGGTGGGCGTCCGCCTCGGCCAGTTGATCGAGGCCAGCGACCCGGCCAGCGCGGCGCCGTATCGCGGCAAGGTGACAGGCATCTCGCTCACCGTGCGAGGCGCTGAGGTTGACCACACCGTCGATCTTGAGGTGCCGCTGCCGTGAGCTTGCCGATCAAGGAAATGGCCGGACTGCTGAGCGGGCAGGGCGAACAGACGGGCGTCGTCACCGGCTTCTCGGGCGACCTCGTCGTCGTCGCCACCGAGCGCGGCGCCGTGCTCGCCCGCCCGGCCGGCACGATGGCCAGGGGAAACAGAGTCACCGTCCGCGACGGCTGGGCCGAACCGGCCCCCGTGGCGAGCGTGACGTATCAAGTGTGAAGGAGGATTGAAACGATGAAGAAGGCATCCGGCGCGGATCATATTGTGGTCGGCATGGTCCTGGGTTTATTCCTGGCCATGCTGGTCTTCGCTCTCTTTTGGCCGGAAGCGGCCGTGCCGTCCCCGGCCGCAGTCCAGGCTCCGGCCGTGCATCAGGCCGCCGCCGCTTGCCCCGTGTGCCAGCGCCCTAAACCCGCGCTGCCACCCGCCTGCCCGCCCGGCATTTCCCCCGCGCTGGTGCTTGACGTGGTGAAGGGGTGCCGGGACGGCACGCTGGATGTATCCGAGGACAACATCGCGGTGCTGAGGCGCAGAGAGTAATAAAGACGGCGCGGCCGGGCAAGGTGGTGAGACACCCGGCCCGGCCGCCCTCGGCAGAGTATGCCTGCGTCAGGCCAGGGCGCCGCCACCGTGATCACGGCGGGCCAAGCCTATCACGCGGAAGACAAGGAACTTGGAAGAGATCAGATGCGGTAACTGCAACAGAAAACTGGCCGAGGCGGACTACCGCCGACTGGCCATCAAGTGCCCCAGATGTGGGGTGCTGAACGTGATGAAGGCCAAGAGCCTCTCACCCGAGCGCCGTCGAGCGTCACTCCGAAAGGAAACGCCCGATGGCAACTCGAAAAAAGCTCCTTAACAATTCGGATCGTTTAACGGTCGGCGGCGCCGATCTCCACCGGGGCGATGCCCTGGCGGTGCTGCCGACCCTGGCCGGCCCGTTCGGCGCCGTCATCACCGACCCGCCCTACAGCTCGGGCGGGCAGTCGAAAGGCGACCGGGCGCGATCCACCGGGGCCAAATACCTCAACTCCGGTCAGAAATATCCGGACTTCCTCGGCGACACCAAGGACCAGCGCTCCTACCTGCACTGGAGCGCCCTCTGGATGGCGCTCTGCCACGCCAGAATGGCCGACGGCGGGCTGATCGCCGTCTTCTCGGACTGGCGGCAGCTCCCGGTCACCACCGACGCCCTGCAAGCCGCCGGCTTCATCTGGCGCGGCATTGCCGTCTGGGACAAGACCGCCGGCGCCCGCCCCTACAAGGGCGGCTTCCGCTCCCAGTGCGAGTACATCGTCTGGGGCTCCAAGGGCAGCCTGGCCGGCGAGCGCTACAACCCCGGCCTGTTCCGCGTCCCGCCCACCGCCGGCGGCAAGTTCCACCAGGTAGGCAAACCCGAGGCCCTCATGGACGCCCTGGTTGCCGCCGCCGACGGCCACATCCTCGACCCCTTCATGGGCTCCGGCACTACCGGCATTGCCGCCCTGAAACAGAGCAAACGCTTCACCGGCATCGAGATCAGCGGCCACTACTTCGACGTGGCCGTAGAGCGGATGAAACCCAAAACTGGCAATCCCCGGCGCCAGTCATAAGCCGGGTTCTACGGAGGACAAACCAATGAGCGTGAGAGCGAAATTCGCGGTTCAAAGCGTCACCAGGACGCAACACTGGGACAAAGCCAAGGGCGAGGTGCAGACAGTCAGGCTGAGCCCTGTGACATCCGGCAGCGAAGAAAACAAGGCTTTCTACGAGGCCACGCCGGGCGGAAATATCGAGCTGGCCACGCTGAATCCCCAGGCCGGAAACTACTTCGAGCTGGGCAAGGAGTACTACTTGGACTTCACGAAGGCTGAGTAG